AGCTAGCGAAGAACCCACTCGTTCAGGCGTACATCACGTATCTTCTCAAAGACCAACAGGCAGATATCATGGCTTCAATATCGGAAGTTAAGCAACGTATGACAAAAGGCTTGAGAGGCGAATTGAAAGATGAGGTCATTGTGACCAAGACCGTTACAACGCATAAAAAAGACAAAAAAGGCCGAAATGTTACCGTCACAAAATCCGAGCCAATGATCGTTGAAAAAAGAATATCCCTGAGGGATTCGATCGAAGCTGCAAAATTATATGGTCAGTTCTTGCAAGTCAATGATGACGGTTTTGGAAACGCTAATGAAACCACCGATGATAAATTATTAAAAGCTCTTGGCAAGCGTAATGTCCAAATTCAAATTCCGACAAATGTCACCTTCGAGGAGGACGAAGTTGATGTTGACGCCGAGAACTAAAAGTAAAGTATCAATCGTTCCTAAGATCCCAGAAATTTTATACAACGATAAAATCCTGGATTTTCTAGCGATAGCCTTAGATCCTTCGACAAGATGCTTAACGCTCGAGGGCACAATCCGGTCTACTAAAACCGTGGATGCGGTATTGGCATTTCACCTCTTAGTTCAAAGACAACAAGCACCATTAGCATTATTGGCTGCGGAAGACAACGATGCAATTCTCGATAAGTTGTTAAAAGCCGAACGCGGCCTTATGACCCTTTGGCCGGATCTTTACAAGCTCATCAAAGACGATATCGGCGGTTACTATGTTGAAGGCAAGACGAAAAATGGAATTGTTAAAATACTGCTCTGCGGATTTGCAGACAAAAGTCGTTGGGAAAAAATCTTAGGAAAAGACATCGAGACTGTGCTCATTGACGAAGCCAATACAGGCGATGAACAATTCATCGACGAAGCTTTTGGCCGACAAGCCTTTACAAATCATCCGGTTATGATTTTCACATTGAATGGCGATGATCCTCAACATTGGATCTATCAAAATCGTATTAATAAATCGGTCATTGTAGGTGAATGCCCGGCATCGATTCGTGCCGACATGGATGCTGTTAAAATCAAAAAGCGTGGATATTATTACTTTTGGTTTTCGTTCATCCACAATCCAGCAATCACGGCCAAGAAAAAAACCGAGCTAAGACACGAATACCCGGTTGGTTCATATTATCACAAAACCCGTATTCTTGGCGAACGTGGCAAATGGGGCATATTAATATATGCTGATTACATAGATTCGTTGCGCAATTTTAAAGATTTATACACCAAAAATTCACAAGGAAAAAGAGTCCTTGACCCAAAGTATGGCATTTGCAAGTATGTGCTGTCCATAGATGTGGCGCAAAATAAAGCATTCAACACATTCGTCCTACATGGTTATCCTCGTGATTACTCATCAGACTACATTCTTGACTGTTTGGCGTTCAAATCGAACGAAGGCGGAAAATCAGTAGGCTATTCAAAGAAGACGCAATTGCTGAAGGTGTTCTTAGCAAAACATTTAGATATTCAACCACAATTTGATTGTATTGTGGTCGACAGCGCCGAAGACAACTACATCCGTGATTTGCGAAATGAAGGACTCGGCATACCAGTTATTGGTTCTTGGAAAGCGACGATCAAGCAGAGAATTGACCTCAATATAATCTGTTTGAACAAGGGTAATCTCGTTATTGACCTTGCATGCATGGAAATATACAATGCATTCCTGGCAGCAACTTGGGTCAAAGGTAAGGAAGGCTTGCTCAGAAGCGATCCTGGCGGGAAAGACGCAGATACGATTATTAACGACTGGCTTGACGGCACTGAGTACGGTCAGACACTACACATGTATGCGTTATCGGGCGGCAAAATGAGAGGTGAAGCGGTGGTGAGCACAACATGAACTGGTTTCAAAAAGTAAGTAGCAACATTCAAGGATACTTCGACAATCGTTTCGCCAACAAACTAGAAAGGGGACTTCGGATCTTGGAAAAAAGACAAAGCTTCAACCCGCAATTCATGACTTTTAAAAATGTGATTAGTGACAATGCTTTCACGACACGCATATCAGAGTACCTAGCTTGGTATATCGGTGATGAGAATCTTCTTCGGTGGCACTTTACACACCTTCCCACACGGACGTTGACCGAGTCGGTTGATCAATCGCTTTTTTGGGTAAAAGGACACGATGTGCCTTTCACGCATTCTGGATTTCCGGGACTGCTTTCCAATAAAATGGCCAGCATCATTTTTGCAAAAGGCTGGGACACGGTTGTTGAAATCTTTGAATCTACCAAATCAGAAGATGGTAAAATCGCCATTGGTGATGAAGTTGACCAAGAACGCTCGGACCAAGTGCATGAACTTCTAATTGATGTACTGGTTCCGGAAATGGATTTGTTAAACAAATTTAAATCGCAAGCGGAAGATGATTCATGGGGCGGGCACACCGCATCAAAACTCAACTACGAGCCACTGTTGACACCGTACCCAATTTTTGAAACGTCTGACATCCGTAATTTCGAAGTGATCAAGGAACGCGGTATCACGACAGAAATCGTCTTCAAAACATATGTTTCTGAAAAAATTGGCAGCTCAGAAAAACAATTTCGAATTGATGAAATTTATAGCCAAGTTCATAAGCGCGACCTCGAAGGTTATGATGACTTTGCAAAATCAATGGTCGAGAAGAAAAAGCCAGAACTTGGCGATGCAGTCATTCGATACAAAGTTTTCATGATTGAAAAAGATAAAGAAACTTCGATACCTTTTGACGAATGGGCAAAGCATCCTATTTTTGGATTATCAGACTTAGAAGCCCCAATTTTAATCTTTAATGGTTTAAAACGCATGTTGGCCTTTGAAAAAGCTAATCGATTACCAAATGCCGAATTCAAAGGATCAGCCTATGGGGCAAGCGATTACGCTCGGCAGACTACGAAATTTGATAAAATAGACGAACTGTACACCGAAATTGCTCGGGAAGTACGAAAGAATAAAGCCGTTACCTTTGCCCATGATAGTCTTTTTCCAAAAGCGAAAGATGGGAAGAGATTACCCTTGGATCCTTTCCAAGGTGAGTATATTACTAATGATTCACCAAGCGCGATGGAGCAGGGCGGTAAGGCTTTGTTGGAAACAATTAATCCGGTTGATCGTCAAGAATCGCTTGAATCTAAATGGAAAACAGAACTTGGATTGTCATGTGCTTTGGCGAAAATATCACCGGCATCGCTTGGACTTGCTGGGTTTGAATCGATTGACCAATCGGAGAAATCACAGCAAGAAAAAAAGGAAACAACCAAAGAAACCCATGACGAAAAGTGCGAAATCTGGAGCAAGTACATTGGAAATGTCCTCCTGACTACTCTTGAACTCTGTTCATGGATCTTACAAAATCAGCCTAATGTATCGATGCCGGGCTTTGAAGACTTCGACGTGGACTTTACAAACTGTAATGTTAAAATCACTTTTCCGCCGTTCTCAGAAAGTTCAGATTTAGAATTGGTGAATACCTGGGGAGCCGCAGTCGGATTTAAAGTCAGCGACATTGAAACTGCAGTTGAAAAGATTCATCGAAAATTATCAAAAGATATTCAAGAGAAGATGTGTGCCAGAATTCGGCTTGATAACGGTCTAAGCACAGATAATCCGGACGCGTTAAATATGAACGAACTATTGCAACCGCTAGTTAAACCGGAAACAAAACCGGAAGGAGGAGATAAAAAATGAAACGAATTTTGATGATTTTTATCACCGCAATATTATTCTTCGCAATCATAGGATGTACTGCTCCTCCCGAACCATGGGAGCAAATGGATGAGCTCACAAATCCAGAACTGATCGAGGATGTGCGAAAGAGCGACTCGCTAGTCGACGAATTATTTCCAATCGATCTTTATGTCACTCATTCGATTGTTATGAACGAAAATGAGACGCTTTATTATGCACCACTATCGATTCGGAATAGTGGGCAAATTTGGCTTAATGACGATTTGAAAGAGCCTGCCTACTTTATCTGCAATAACGATGACGATTTTTGTACCGTTATTAGCGATGATTTTTTAAAAGAAATTTTCAAGGAATGACTCCATGGCCGAACCTAGAACAATTAGATCACCGAATGAGAGTGTTGCAAAAAAAGAAGTATTGACGGTTCAAGAAGCGCAGACCATGATCAAGCAGATCATCGTTGAAGGCATTTACCAAGGAATCGATAATACCGAGATGGCAAAGCGGATCAATGAAGTCATCAATCAGGCATCCGGATCTTTGAAGCCTGAACTAGCAATGACCGTTCGTCTTGCACTCGCTCAATCGGCTCAAAACTGGCACTTTCAGTACATGACCAACCTTCGAGCTGTCAATATGTCGGCGATCGAAGCAATGATGAAAACAAAAGAAGTCCGCGTTGCAAATAAGACTTACAACATCGACATCAAGTCATTGGCGGGAGCAAAGCCGGCGGAACAGTCCACAATCATCGATAAATTTCGTCCGTATATTACCGAGTCAAAGCATGGTATCGCTCTGATTGATGATTACGAAAAGCGCGTCAAGGCTCAAATCCGCGTGCTGGCGAGCAACCCAGCGAACATGTATCCGGCCGACAAGAACGGCGATACCTATCGCATGAACATGCGTAACTTCGCTGAAATGAAAGTGCGATATGATGCCAATCAAGAAGATGTTGCCAAATTCAAAGATGAAGGCGTTGATCTCGTCTGGACCTCAAGCCATGCGGACGCATCACCTCGCTGCGCTCCATATCAGGGAAGGCTTTACAGTATCTCCGGGAAGACAGGACGAACTGCGAACGGTGAGCC